ATTATTATATCAGCAAAATCGAAAAATACATTCTCCAAAAATGGCAAAAATACACATTCAAACGCTGTTAAACAAGCATTTGAATAGAAATCAAACCAAAAACGAATAATACAACAGTTAGACTACATAAGACACATTGGAGATAATGACGCTTTGATCAGGGTGATACAAACCGACATAACCGCTTGGATAAATAATCAATACTCCTTGTTTTGAAAATGTATCTTCGTCAGTATCATTCAAAGGAATCAATGTTTTAATAGTAGATGTAGGTCTTAGCTTCTCAGGTAATTGAGGAATAATCTCACCATCGAAACTTCCGGTACTTGAATTGATAGAGCCTTGTAGAACCACAATAGCACCTTGCTTAAACGCAATCAAATCACCTGATACATAATCATCAGTTTCTAAAATAGTCTTCGTAGCAAGATGAGGAAGCTGCATAATCTTCTCACCTAGATAAATCCATTGATGAGAGTCAGTTACCTGCAACTCTTCTTGGACACCGGTAGAGGTAGCTATTTTACATTTTCTTACTTCATAGGTGTCTTTACTCACATTGTCAGCAAAAACTTCATTGCCTTGAGCATCATAACTAACATCAAGGACTATAGCTTTGGAATTAATATCTGAAGTAGGAAAAGAAGCTCCGGGAAATTCAAGTATCTCGTAGCTGAGTACAACTAATCCTGGAGAAAGAGTTGTTACTCCACTGTCTTCAGTAATCTCTACTCCTTGAAGAATGAAATTATCTTCATCAGGTGAAAAAGCCTTTAAGAGAAATCTAAATCCTTCAATGAATGCATCCTGCATATATTTCAAATCATCGCCTTCAAATGGCATTCCTCCGTTGGGTATAATTAATTTTTTCATTTGCTAAAAATTTACTATTGAATAGATCGCTCCGGCTTGCTTATATTTATTGGTTGCTGCACGAATACGGTTTTCTAAATATGAAGTAATGGGTAGATCGCTTGGAACATTGATTATAAATTCTTCCTGAACATCATACGCTACTTTATTATATAGGTAAAATGGAGCTTCTCCATCTGCTTTATTATATAGATACAATATAGGTATATTATTGTGCCTGGAGTAATCATCTTTGGTGTACAAATAAGGAGGTAAAACTAATGCTCCATCACTTATGTAAATACGCCTCTGTTCAGCATCAAATAAATCATTGAGGTAGTGCTCTAAATAGATCACTTGACCGGTTAAGTACAAATGATACATAATATCATCAGTATATGCCTTAAATAGCTTGTTGAGTGTCTGAAGAGGAGATAAGAAAGACTTGATCCAATCTAAGTGCCTGGACTCATTTCCTCCGGTACTCCAAAACTCTCCATTTGGAGCTTCCCAAAACAGTCCGTCCGGAGCTTGCCAAAAAAAGCCTTCTCCAAGTTTGTAGAGAAACCAGGGAACAGCTTTTTTTATATACTTAAATATGTCAAAATCGTACCTCATAATTTTTGAATAAAATTAAACATATTCTTTATTTCATCTTCAAGAACAAACCAACCGGCTGCCGGAATAATTTCAACATCAAAATCAATTTCATCTCCTCCGTCAGGTTTATTTTTTGCACTCCTGAAAACAGGGTCAAGGACTCCTTCAGCTTTTTGCAATGCGTCAGTAAAATGAGTGATATTTAGAGCTGCATTAAATGGTAAATTACTGAGATATTCATTAACCATCATCTCACAGTTTTCAATAGCTTTTTCAAGAGGAATTACCGGGTCATAAAAAACATCATATTTCAATGTAATTTGATCAGCCGGTATTGAGATCACAGCGAGCCTAGTCCCTGCAAATTTAATTTTATGAGCATAACTATTGGCAGCATCTCTTTCAGGCGTTGAGAGAGGCTCAGGAACACCGTTATTCTCTTTTGCTAATTTAACTACTACAACACCATTTGAACGCTCTTCTATGGCACATCTTTTGATTATCTGTTTAGTTAAATCGACAGGATTATATACGTAATGATTATTGATGTAAACTAAAGGATCTCCAAATTGAAATTCAAGCATTTTCTTTTGATACCACTTTGGAGTTCCTGCCGGAGCTGCGGCTGCAATAGCATCAACTTCTTTCCGGAATATATCCATCAATATTTCGTGAGTATGTATAGCAATTGACATAAGGAAAGCCCACAAACGCCAAACAGCAACTTTACTATCTGAAGTCAAATCTTTCAAAAAATTGTCTGCATTTTCGTGACTAGGAGCTAAACCCAATAGAGTAGAATGTGTCTCCTTTTCCTTAATAATATCCTCGTATATTTCTAATATAGTCCTTGCCATTTTAATATGTTACTATTTGTTTATTTTTGAAATAATCAACAATCCTTTGATTTTCTATTTCGTCATCTCTAACATACACTTTTTGACCTTCCAATTCATCTGTATTGAGTATGCCAGGATTATCCTTAATAATGCCTCCAATACCTTCAAGAGAACCTATTTGCTCCAGGCAGACATCGAATATCGTTTGATATGGATATACTACAACTACTTTCATATTCTAATCTTTAAAAGTCCCTCCCTAAATATAATCTCTTTTAACTCATAACCATCACTTTCCAATTGTAATCTTATAGTACGTTTTTCAGCTCCGGAAATAGTTCCGTTGAGCATTTTGATAACACCCACTCCAACCAGGGGAAACTGTCTGATTTGTCCCTGCTCTGCCTCTACAATATGAGCCACGTGCTGAAGGTTTGAATCACCAATAACGAAGTCACCATTTTCAATCCTTAAATCAAAATGTTTCTGATCCTTATTAAGTCCAAATAATATGTCTTTTCGTTTCTTCATTATGTAATCTTACCTGTTCCTTTGGCTGTCACCGGGCCACCGGTAGCGGATGCACCGGTAACAATAGTATTGACCGTTCCTAACTTAATATAAGCATCAATAACAATAGACAAATCCTCTGCTAATTCCTCAACGCTTTGAAGAGGATCATCATTGACGCTCTTCTTATTTGCTTGCTTTAGAAAAGCCGCTTTTATACCTTGCTTTAATATGCTCTTTATTAATGTCATAATTATTTCAAAATAGTGTTTAATTCTTTTTTTGCTTTCTGTAAATCAGCTTTTTGTTTCTGCAACTTGGCCATAATTTCAGGCATAACTGTTATCGTAGGCCCGGAAGGAGTTGCAAGCTTAAAAGTATTCAAGATAGACAGCGTTTTCGAGACAACATTTATAACAGAATTCAATGAATCTTTTAAGTCTGCTGAAGTAGATTTCATTTGCAATCCATCTTTGTCATAATTGAGCTTTTGCCCTCCTATCTCACCTATCACAGATTCCACTTCTGAAGTCATTGAAACAAACGCTTCTTCTTTATTGATAAATGTGACAATTACATCAGATCCTTTCTTAGGAATAAAAGTAATTGCTTTGTCTGAAGAAGGTAGTGCCTGTAATCGAACATTGAAGATCTTTGCATCACCATTGACCGGAGATACTTCACAGATGCGTTTGCTTTGATCCACGTATTCGACAGTAGCGATCACACTATACATCTCTTCGTTGTCCTTTGCTAATTTCTTTATTGCTTCTTTAAGACTCATTTATCTTTATATCTAATTCAATAGTCTGTCTATAACCACTATCACCAAATGACTTGTTTACTGACTTCACTAAGTAAGTTCCTTCACGTTCCGGATACTTAGGATCTATCAATTTAACTGCATCACCGTGATTAATCATTGGTTCTCCAAATATGGTAATAGAACCTCTATAACCTGTATATCTCAATCTCTTTATTTCTTCAGCTCCTATCTTCTTTATGTCAGCCTCTTTTTTATCATAATAAGTCAATGTGCGTTGTTCTCCGGTAGTGTCTCCAAACTCATATTCTTGCTTCTTATTATTAGGTAGAATATTGACTATCTTAAGCTTGATTTTTACATCATCTTCAATCTTATAATTAAGATCATCTACACTCACTACATTTTGATTAAACTTCAAAACATGTTTCTTCTGTAGCTTAGGAACATATGCAAAACCTACATACAATTTTCCTCCTCTAAAAAAAGACTTCAAAAAGTATGCACTCTTTAGTTCTTCTAAGATTTTGATAGTAGTAGCGTTTGAGATCCTAAAAGACCCCAGGCTTACACCCGGGGCTTCAAATAGTACAACAGACGGCAGTATATCCTTTAAAAGCTGACTTAACTCAACTTTCTTATATGATTTTGTTATTGTATTTTGCTTGAGTAACCAGGCTGCATCTTCGACTTTGATTTCTACCGGTATCCTTGCAGATACACTGGTAACATACCCTTGGAATATTTCTTTATTTTGGTCATTGTACCCTAATTCTATAACAACTTTATCTCCTTTTTTTATGTGCTCATAAAGATACTTTCCTTGCCATTCAACCTTTCTCGGAATGACTATTGTGGCAGTGTCCGTAAAAGTGTCCCAGGAGCTTGCACATTCAACAGAAACGATGTTCTTAAATCCATAGTTTCCAATGGTAATATTTGAAGTAAGCCTAAGCATCTATTATTAATTCTATTGGTTGATCAGATAATGCTGTAATATCAAATGCTTGAGTATTTTGAAACCCTACTTTTTGAGGAATGGAATAACTAGAAACAGCTAATTCATATATACCCCATATCTCTAAAAATGGAGATAGAACCTTGAGAGATTCATTGTGAGACAATAACTTCTTTAAAGTAGCCACATCTGACCGGGGATAAGAATAATCATCACTGACAATAAGCCCTTGGATGTGTACACTATAATCTCCGTCGCTGACGTATTCTTTAACCGTCCCTTTCTTCCCATTTACAGCAGTGGTAACTATATTCTTTGTCATATTTACAGTAAATAAAACGTCTTGTAAATACAATCTATCTTCATCTTCTATGTATAGCTCCAAATCAGAAAAAACAGGAGATCCAAGCATAGATCCTGTAAACAAACCGTTACCGGCTATAGTAAGATCATCATCTTGATGCAATACATCAAACCCGGTATAAGAAGGAGTCCTGACACTTTGCAATCCAAATACTTTCAATGTAGTTGTTTTATCCGGCATAATTGACATCATTTACTGCATCTAATAATACTCTTGAGACTTCTGCTTTCACTTGATCCAAACTAGCTCCAACGTTATTTGTCTCTATCACAAATTTCTCAATCAATTTTCCTATTGAAATATTTATATTTTTGATAGAACCACCACCTGAAGAAACCGAAGATAATCCCTTATTGATATGCCCTCCAAGGTCATTTTTAGATTTTGTTTTTTTAGTAAATAGACTTTGCTTTTCTCCTGGAGCTTTTCCTAATATTGAACTGACTTTATTATAAGGATTATCCTTTTCTATTTGTGTATCTACTCCGGACTTTGTCGGTACTACTTTCTTTCCCCAAACGCCTGCTAATTTCTTGCTGTGGTCTGCATTTGTCATTTTATTATCAACCCAATTCAACTTGAATGTTTTGGAGATAATTTGCCCCAATACAGAGCCTTTGAGCCAACCCACAAATTTCATTATCTTATCAGTAATATATTCAAATATCTTACTAAGTTTTTCTTTTATACCGGGGAATATATAATCAGCAGCATTTAGCAACATCATAAATGGACTGTGTTTCCAAAGCCATTTACCTGCGACAACCATCAGATCACCTACCCACTTAAATAATCCGATAAGTTTAGCTTTCACTCCCGGAAAGAAATGCTCTATACCTTCGAGTAATAATCTAAACGGATTGATCTTCCACATTAGGGCTGCAAATCCTTTAAACCAACTTAAGATTTTTGTCCCCCAATAAATAAGGAATGTTCTAACCTTATCCCAATGCTTAATAATCATATAGACAGCAGCTCCAACCGCTACGACTGCAATCCCGATCCATACAAATGGATTGACCATTGCCACAGCATCGAAAGCAAGCTGAGCTATTTTGGCGAGAATAGTAGATTTTCTCAATTTTTTATACGCATCTCTAACATCGCTTATAATTCTCACTACACCTATTAGACTCTTTGCTGCGATCCAAATACCTCCTAATACTCCTATGACTTTGAGACTTACTTTTGTCCATTTAAGTATCTCTGTTTTATTCCTATCAATCCAACTGACACCTTCTCTCAATTTCTTGACTAATTTGGTATATGTGGGAAGCAACAATTTACCCATTGATGCTTGTAAATTCTCTACTTGTGCACGTAAGATTCTTTCACTATTGGCACTATCTTCAGATGTACGAGCAAAGTCACCTTGAGCATCTTTGGTACGCTCCAAAATAGCTGCATAGGTAGCCTGTACTTTAATCGCTTTGGGAAGTGTGCCTTTTGTAGATTTGACCAATCCCATATCAAAGGCTTTTTGCTTCACCATCGCTTCATCCAAGACAATACCGAAATTTGTAGCCAATACTTGTGTTTCTCCTTTTATGCCTGCAAAAAGAGCGTCAAATGCCTGTCCCGGATCTAGGTTATTGAATGAAGCTAAATCTGAAGCCAATTGCACAGCTCCTTTAGAAAGATCAGCCGTAGCCTTTTGACCATAGCCTAATTCCTTGAACATTGAACCAAATGCAGATGCATTAGCCAATGCCTGTTCTTTTGAAATACCGGCTGCCAGATATGCTTTCCTGGAATATTTGTCTATAGACGAAAAATAGTCGCCAAAAACGACTTTTGATTTGTTGATACTTTCATTTAGGTCTGAAGCTTTTGTTTTTAGATTGCCAAAGAAATTGAACATTTCACGAGCTGCGAAAACTCCGGCTATTGTCGCTCCAAAACCTCCTAAATTATTTTTTATTTTCTTTAGCCCTGCCCCAATTTTTTTCACGAACCTTTTGCCTCTACGTTCCATCTTAAGAAAATTGAGGGCAACTCGTTTCATCGGTCTATTTAGTGAACTAAATTTACTTCGGATTTTACGAATATTATTTCTAATCTTGACAGACTTTCCTCCGATAGTCTCTAAGACCTTACTAATGTAATCTTTGCCCTCAATCTTATATGTTACTACACGACTCATTTACACTTGTTTCCTTACTGTACTTTATCGTTTAATAATACCTGTTCAAGTGTTTTCTTTTTCTTTACCAATGGTGCTAATATATCATAAATACCCAGTGTCGATGCCAATGTAATAGCCAACATCATAAAGTCAAATCCGTACCAGATAAAACCTCCTGCTATAACTATTCCAAAGGCTATGACTACATATACATACTTAGGAATCATTTCTTTCAGACCGAATACCTTACCTAGTACACCTCCAAGCCAAACTAAGACTCCATACAAGGCGTAATACCATTTACTGAATTTAGAGGCGTCAGGTTTATCATCATCATAAGGTGGATCAGGAAGGTCATTCGACGTAACTTGAGGTGTCGTACTTAATGTAGCTTCTTTTACTTCAGATTCTCTTGATATCTCTTCTTTATCTAAAGGATTCGATACATACGTTACTTGTAAATCCTGTTTATCATTGGATAAATACATATAAGAACCGGTCACGGTTAGATCATCATCCAGTGATGATACATCCAAACCGGAATACTCTTTATTGTCTATCTCCACAATAGCAAAATTATCCGGAACATACAACTCATCATCAACCCCCATCTTAGCAGAATTATCCGGAACATAATCCTCCTTGTAAATATGTGGGTTTTGAGCACTTAGCACAAAGGCTAATAGCAGTAAAGTGAAAAGCGATAAAAACTTAAAATTCTTCATACTTTTAAATAATTTAGTTAAAAAATATCTTTATTCCTCTATGGTTATCATTTTCTTGAATTGAGATATCACGAATAATATCTCGTTGTATCTTTTAGCCCAATCTTCTATCTCAAGCTCTTCAGGTTCTACTTTGTGAAAGAACCTTATAAAAGCATTGGCTTTAAGTAGTTCAGGCGAAGCATCACTCAGTGATGTCCGCCTTAGAAGTTTTTTACGACTACTTTTCTTTCTTCAATTAATTTCTCCAGGTGTGGCTGAATCGACATAAATACATCCACATCATCAACATACGAAGGATCTCCGTGTACTAAACATTCTTTAAAGAATTGTTGAGTCGCTGCAATCACATCTCTCTCTGCGATAGTCTGCACGGCTGCAATCACATTCATATTTGGTTTTTTGAAGAAGAAATGGATATGAGTATCCCCATCTTCAACGGAAATCAAACGAAGTGATCCGTGCTTCTTTTTTAATTTGTCAATTTCTGCTTGAGTTAGCCCGCCTGCTATAATCTCTGCCATTTGAATAATGTTTAAAGGTTATTATAATACTATTTGAATACTGTTTTCCTATATGCCATAATCTACACCGCCAATGATGATTGGTAGAGTAGGAGCTACTTCCATATCACCTTCTTTTACATCATAGCCGTCCTCCAAGAACTCACAATACTTAAGTGTATGAGTAACTATCGTACCTCCTTCAGGAAGATAAGACACTACTATTGTAAAAGGAGCGATGTCTGTCAGATCACCGGACTTTGCATTTTTACGAAGAGACTCCATTGCAGTCATAAATAACTGGATAGATCCTTCATATTCTTTCTTCCCTCGAGATCTGCTTAATGCTCCTGATCCAGCTCCATAGTTGTTTTGCTTAGCTTGTTTTGTCTTATAAGAGATAGCTTTTACTTCAGAGATAACATTGCCTCCTATATTGATTTTTATTTGAGACCAAGAATATGCAGTACCTCTAATAGTTTGTTCTTTATTAAGTGCCATATTGATTAATTTTTAGTAGATTTTTTCAGTTGTTAATTTATAATAAGTCAGATGACTATCTACACCTTTTCCTTTTACACGAACATAGTGCCCAGAACTGCAATATCTTTCATTACAAAAGTTTACATATACTTTCTCCTCATTGGATGCATCGAAGTCGTGAATTGAATGTATATATGTTGGAGTGATAGTAGCTGAACCATTGTATTCTATTTTGAACTCAATATCAGTACTAGATGATCCTGAATATTCAACTACTCCCTCGAAACAAGTCTGATAAGTTCCTGATGCATTATATTCCAGTTTATCATTAGCATCATCAAAAGTAAATTGTCCGGAATTTATTGGATCGTTTCCAAATGGGATCACAGTCCAGGAACTTGTAAGATTGTAATTGCCTGTTGTTCCGAGTATTTTAGCTAAGAAATTACGCGGATCTACATATTCCAACTCATTAGAGGCATTGACCATCATCACCTCGTTGGGGCTTCCATAGTCCGTACCTAATTTTATTTGTCTTGTATCTCCATATAGCGTAATTGATTGCTGATTACTAGAATTATTGACTGAAACCCTATAATTAGCAGGACTAATGCCTACAGCACCTACACCTGAAGAATTAGTAAAATCAGTTGCTCCTGTCACTGTGTTGTACGAATAAATAGTATTACCGCTTTGAGCTTTAATATAATACCGTGTACTATTTGCGTATTTTGGTTGTAAGAATAATTCATCATTACTATCATCAATAAACATCTTCCATTTACCGGGTGCTCCTGAATTATTATCAAGCGTTATAGAAGCTCCTACCTTCTGTACAATCAAATTTCCTATAGTGACATCATTAGTAGTAGTATTGCCTTGTGTAGTAACCTGATCTAGGTTTTGTATTTCATTGTTTGGATCTGCATCTGCATCATTCACTTCATCAGTAAATGAGCCTCCTCCATTACTAAGAGTAACAGTAGATCCGGACTTACTTATCGTCTGAAGCTCGTTTGTAGGATCAGAGTCTGCGTCATTGACATCTATACTCGAGATTGCACGAGATTTTATTTCCTTGCTAGTACCGTCAATGACGAGTAGATTGGTAAGGGTATTGTCTGTAGAAACATCACGGACTTGGAGATTGCCGTTGATACGGAGTAGATCATTGTCGAATTCTCCGTAAATCAGGGGAGTATTAGAAGCTGAAGTCTCAATATACAATTTATGATTTCCTATCGCATTGTATCCAGAAAAATACCCTATAAAAACATTATTATTGCCTTCCATATATTTTCCCGAATAAGCTCCTATTATTGTATTATTAGATCCTGTAGTGGTGTTTAAGCCCGATTCTCTACCAATAGCCACATTATTACTTCCGGATAAACTTTCGCGAAGGGAATAAAATCCCAATGCGGTATTTGATACCCCTGAAGTATCATTAAGTAAGCTATACATACCCACAGCAACATTATAATAAGCTGAATGATTATTCTTCAAAGAATAATACCCTATACCTACATTTCGTCGATCAGCACCATCTTCATATAATCCAGCTCCATTTCCAATATAAATACTTCTTCCTCCATTGTCAAGAATAATTCTTTTATTTGATCTAATAACTCCATCAACATCCAACTTATAAGTAGGCAAAAGACCTATCCCTACATTCCCACTAACTCCCGTATTCATATTATTTCCGGACACAACCCAATCTCCGTCATCACTTCCTACTGCACTCAAAGGACTCCCTGCTGTACCGTCTCCGGTAAGTGTTCCATCAGTCTGTACGACCTGGCTTCCCCAATTGTCGCCTCCTCCTGATCCTGTAGCCTTGAGGTCTATTTCATTTGCATTTTCTGTGATGGTTACTGAAGCATCTGAACTGGTCAATGTACGAAACTGTAAATCCAATCCGGACTTTTGCTTATATACATTTGCTCCACTGCCTAAATTACTGGCTGTATTATCTTCATTGGAAGGATCTGCATCTGCATCATTTACTTCATCAGTATATGAGCCTCCTCCATTACTAAGAGTGACAGTAGATCCGGACTTACTTATAGTCTGAAGCTCGTTTGTAGTACTTGCATCTACAGCGGTCAATGGACTTCCACTCGTACCGTCTCCGGTAAGTCCTCCATTGGTCTGTACGACCTGACTTCCCCAATCGTCTCCTGACCCGACAGAGTGCAATGGACTTCCTGCTGTACCGTCTCCGGTAAGTGTAGCATCAGTCTGTACTACCTGGCTTCCCCAATTATCGCCTCCGCCTGATCCTGTTGATTTGAGGTCTATATGATCTGCATTTTCTGTTATGGTTACTGAGGCATCAGAAGATCTTAGTGTCTTGAATCTTAGATCGTGACCAACTTTCTCCTTATATATTTGAGCGTAGCCTCCTATATTACTAGCGGTCTCAATCTCGTTTGTAGTACTTGCGTCCACAGCCGTCAATGGGTTTCCACTTGTACCATCTCCGGTAATTCCTGAACCCACTTGAGCAACTTGACTACCCCAATCGTCTCCTCCTGATCCGACAGCGTGCAATGGATTTCCGCTCGTTCCATCTCCTGTAAGCGTTCCATCAGTCTGTACGACCTGGCTTCCCCAATTGTCGCCTCCGCCTGATCCTGTAGCCTTAAGGTCTATTTCATTTGCATTTTCTGTTATGGTTACTGAAGCATCTGAACTGGTCAATGTACGAAACTGTAAATCTAATCCGGACTTTTGCTTATATACATTTGCTCCACTGCCTAAATTACTGGCTGTATTGTCTTCATTGGTTGCACTTTGATCTATAGCTGCCAATGGATTTCCACTTGTACCGTCTCCGGTAAGTCCTCCATTGGTCTGCACTACCTGAGTCCCCCAATCATCACCACCACCTCCGCCACTTCCGGTGTACTCAAATTCGATAACGTGACTTCCATTACTTGGAGTAGTGACACTTATGTCTCCTATCCCTTTGAATGCAATCGTATTACCAAGTGCATCCGGTAGATGAAATTGATGAGTGTCGTTAAATGTATTGACAGTAATAGGATCTACCTTGAGCTTATTAGCAGCTGTACCATCACCGGTAAGTGAAGCATCTGTCTGAACTACTTGAGTTCCCCAGTTGTCTCCTCCTCCTCCGGAACTAGCTTGTAGATTGATATCGTCTGCATTTTGAGTAATAGTGACAGAACCGTCACTTGATGTCAATTTCCTGAATTCAAAATTAGAACCTGTCTTTTGCTTATATACTTCAGCTCCTGTACCTATATTACTAGCTGTCTCTATTTCATTATTGGGATCAGAGTCTGCATCATTCACTTCATCAGTATATGAGCCTCCTCCATTACTAAGGGTAACGGTAGATCCGGACTTACCTATAGTCTGAAGCTCGTTACTAGGATCAGAGTCTGCGTCATTGGGATTGAGTGTAACTGTATTTCCTCGGTCAATGGATAGTTCATTGGTAGAACTATTGTAGTTTAGATTTTGAGCCTGAAAAACCGAAAGAGCCAAATTGACTCTCAATGTATCCGCAGCTGTACCATTGCCTGTCATAGTGCTGTCACTGACGACAGAATCCGTCCCCCAATTATCTCCACCTCCTCCAGAACCATCACCTGAAGGCAATGTGATACAATTACCTCCGGATATACACAATACCGTACCGGATAGACTAAGATTTTGAAGTTCGTTTAATGGATTACTGTCAGCGTCATTGGGATCAAGAGTTACAGTATTGCCATTTGAGATTGTCAGATTGTTCCCGGATACACTTAGTGATTGATATTCATTAGTAGGGTCATTGTCATTGTCTGCTACATCTACCACTACACCATTTCCCCCGGAGATATTAATAGTCTGATTTGTCCCGGACCGTCCTCCGTCTGACAAGTCTTGATTATCTCCTTTTAGAGATCCAAGATATACTGTATTGCCGTACTGTATATGTAAGCTGTCAGTTGTCTCATTAAAGGTAAGATCCTGCAATTCGTTAATCACACTGCTATCTGCATCATTGACATTGATATAAATGGAATCACCTCGCTCTATTCCTATGTTCACAATCTCATTTTGTTTGCTTATGTACCTAAGAGATTGTTTGTCAAAGTTAGAAATTGGTACTCCATTACCATTGTCAATCCACAATGTATCATTTACTATATGTATCTGCTGACTATCTCTACCTATCAGATACCCTAAATATACGAAGTTTCCATTCTCTATACCAAGGGTATCATTTACTAGGGTCAGTTTTTGACTATCACGACCCATCAAGTAACCCAGATAGACCTTATTGCCTTGAGTAATAGACAAACTATCAGTCAGTGTATCTATTGCCAAGTCTTGAATTTCATTGAGTGTGTCATTATCAATATCATCAACCTCATCAACAAATGTACCTCCACTATTCGACAGTGTTACTATTCTAGTATTGGGATCTTTGCTAATGGTTTGAAGTTCATTCTCAGGGTCATTATCATTGTCAGCCACATCAAATGACACACCCGTTCCATCTTCAATATTTACATTTTGTATAGTTCCGGAACGACCTCCATCCGATAGATTTTGATCGTCTGTAAGTTCTCCTTCTACGTGAAGAGGGCTTCCACTTGTACCATCTCCGGATAGTGTAGCATCAGTATGTATATCTTGAGTTCCAAACACCTGAACACTATTTCCTTTACCATCTATATAATAGACCTTACCATTAGGAGCTTCAACAAACTCTGCCAGGTGTGAACTATTACCGGTAGCTGAAGGAACAAATCCTACACTCTTAATAAATGGAGCATAGTACTTTTTTAAGGCAAATAGATTTGCTCTTTTGATCTGACCTCCTTTTTGAGAGTAAACTTCAAAATTAGTAGAATCAGGGTTTGCCTCCAAAGGAAAATCATCCGGTCTGATCTGCCCCTTCAGAGAGGCAGTCAGTACCAGACCCAACATTATTAATAACCAAAACTTAATTACTTTCATATTTATTCGCTGATTTTTACTGTATAACCAATATTTACAACTATCTCACGAGCGACTCCCACAGGTTGTATCTTGACCTGTATTACCAATTTTGAAGTGGTCAATACATTCTGTTCAGGATCAATCACTACCTTGTAACCGCTTATCTCATTTTCTCCTCTCATTCTATCAAGAGGATGTGAAGTCAATGCTTTGAAATATGCTACAGTGTCAGGAGCTAACTTTCCATCTTCATCCACATACAATGGCATCATCAAGTCAGGTAACAAATGCTTTCTGATTTCTCTCTTTGCCTTGTGGATAGTCCTGTTGTTTTCAAGACTATAATAATCACTGGTATTGGCTACAGCAGTAAATGTATCATATACAAAGTTGCCTGCAATACCTATCAATCGACGGATAAACATATAAGCCTTATCGGCTAATGCTATCTTATCAGCTTCCGTAATTCCGTCTGCTAATCTTCCATCACTAAATACAATCTTTTGGAAATCTGCACCTGAAGTAATTGGGAATTGACGAGGCCATCCAATATTTTCGTGAACCTTCGCTTTTGAAAGCAGTCCGAGGACAGTACCTCCGGCAGGGATATACTTCAAGCTCAAGCTGTCTGCTATCTCTTTACCTTTGCCACTTCCATCACCTGCTATCAATACAGCGATCTCTTGAGCATCGCTAGCTCTTAAGTCCGGATTACTACCACCTCCATCAGCAGCCGTAGCCTCATCTTTGACATTAGTGATTATCACCAATGGAGAATACATTGCATCCAATGCGTCTGCAAAGGTCTTGAGTTCTCCTACCTTGGTTGCTATTGCAGAGTAGCCTCCTGTATTGTACCAAAACGCCTGTCTGACTTCTCCTTGAGTGATCTCGAAGAACTTCTGAGCATCAAAATTAGCGTGAGAAGAATTAATAACATACAGCTCGCTAGCACCTGCCATACGGAAAAACTCCCGGATAAAGTACCATAGAACTCCATAATTAGCATCTCCATCAACTATACCGTCCGCCTCTGCTTGATCCACAGAGACGTATTTTACTCCAACAGGTTCATCACTCCAAGCAGCAGGACTAGCGGATAGATCCATCATTATCGCACTTATATAATCTTTTGCTTCAGGTAGCCTTCCAAGTCCGCCCGGTACAATATTAAATTTTACATCATTTTTTAAATGTGCCATTATTTCTCTTTATTAGTAGATGAATTATTTTTATCTTCTTCTTTCTTAGCAGCTATAAGCTTCTTAAGATCTTTTACGGTAGTAGTTGATTTAAATTCAATACCCATCTCTTTAGCTTCAGCTTGAAGCTTTTCCTTTGCTGTAGGTTGAGGAGTAGCATCTTTCTTTTCTTCTTTCTTCTCTTCCTTGAGATTAGGGTTTTTGATCTTCTCCAATTTTGCTCCACTTATCCTGGCATAATTCTTTGCCTGAGCTTCAGCGTGCTTGAGGTAGAACTGATCTCCAACTTTGAGGACAAATTTACATTCAGGATTGTCTTTAAAAAATTTCGGGATATTCATATTTATTCTTTAATTATTTCATTAATCTTCAATGTAAGGCGGTTCAGCGCAGTTGTGTTTTTTGCTATCACATCATTGGCTTCTTTTTGCCTGATCTGATAAAGCTCTATGATGCGCTGATTGCTTATCTCTATCTTTGCTCGCAGTTCATTGTTGACATTATAAAAATACCAGATTGCCATTGCGAGCAATACGAATGACAATCCGTGCATCTTTAATTGTTCCAGTAGATAATCTATAATACTTTCTTTAGACATAATCCTTAGGCTGCTGATTCCACAATACTGATGACGCCTCTGCCATCTGTATAATACTTCTGTCCTCCTCCTCTTACCATTGCAGAGAATAAAGATCCATAGTATTCAGGCTTGTCTTCATCAGCGTAAACTTTCACTGTACCCAACGCTCTCTCCACAAAATCAGGATGCCACAACAATGCTGCTGCATTTGCTGTACCTAATGCTGCTGCATCAGGAGCTCTTAATACAGGAGTAGCTGCATTTGAGTACTGCAAGATATTTTTCTTTCCTCTCAAATAGATTTTAAATCCAAACAATTCCATTATCTGACCTTTAGCTATTCGCGCCTTTCCGGTCTTGTCAAGGCTTACCAAATCCTGCCATTGCTTTTGTAATAGGTCATTGTACATATGAGCCGGCAACAACATACATCTTCCTTCCGCAACGATCTCCATATCATCCATTACAGCTTTTGCTTTGATGATATCTTCAATTGTGAGCATCTTCCTGTTTCCGGTAGCTCCGACTACATTAGCCGGTCTAGCATCACCATTGGTACGCAATATAGCAGATGCAGAAGTCGCACCCCATCTATATGCTAGCCAATTGGCAGCTACCTTATTAATCTCTCTTATATGATTAGTAAGCACTGAGGCTCTTTTATTATAAGAGGTTTCGATTTCTTCAATGTCCTGAATAAAGGAGGGAGTTGATGTAAACTCATCAAGTTCATACGCATTGTCACTATCGGTTCTTTTTACCGCAGTGGCAGGTACAACAGTACGATTTCTTTCTACCACCGGGGGAGCACCTGCTTGAGGTCTGTGGACTTTATCATTATCAACCCACATAGATGAGTCCATACTCTCAACCATAAATGAGTTATCAGGAAAAATGTTTTCCGCGATATCTTTTGCCCATACTTCTGTTAAAATTGCCATTATTTTTTGTTTTTCTTAATAAATAGTTTTCTTATCTCAAGACTGCCAAGCCTGTAATAACTGTATTTTATTTTCGCTTAGGATTGTACTCCGCAGCAAGCTTATTGTACTTCTCCGGATCATTCCTTTTTATTTCCAATAATTTCTTTGGATCATTTTTCTGCAACCAATCAAAAGTTTCCTTATCATCTCCTCCTTCGTCTCCGTCTTTTTTATTGAGCTTTGCATTTGCAGCCAACAGCTCTTTTACAGATAACTGATCATTATCCCCTCCTTCACTTTTTTCAAAATCATCAATAAGACCTTTTACGGTATCGTAATCAGCCATTGCAAGTTTCTTGTACTTGTCTGCATTTTCATCAGTAATAAATCCTTTTGATTTACCGGTAGTCATCAATGCATCAACTTTAACTGAAAGCGCATTATCTGCATCAGCTTGTAATTGAGTAATCTTTGCAGTCACCTCTTCAGCAGTAGCATCAGCGGATAGACCAAGAGTTTTCCTTAATGCCAGTTCATCTTTAGTAAGTTCCATTTCTTCATTTTTTTTATTAATAGATAATTTCGGAATAATCACTTCTTTGCGATCTGCTGATAATGCGTGTGCACCTGCATCTCCAGGAACATTCACAACAGAGACCTCCAATAGATCTGTCTCTACTACTGTACTTCTCGTTTGACCTTGAAGAAGATACTTAGGATCATCACTTACCGTGATTGGATCGTGCCATATAGATACGGCATTCATATAGCCTTTTTCAAATTTTCTATTGATTTCCTTAGCTAAGGTATCTTCCATATCAAATTCGAGATCTCCCTTCAGTTGTCCATCTTCAACTCTTATGTTGATGACTTTTCCGACTGAGAGTATCTGATTACGATGAGTGTACAACAATACCGGATTATGCTTATAATTATCCAATTTTATACCTTCAGGTAAAATACGATAACCGTACCTATTGACCTGTCCACTTGATAATACAACATTTTTGATCGCCATAAATGATTTTTAATTTCGATGCAAATTTGAACCAATTATTTATCTTATGCAAATCGCTTAATTTTGTTGTTAGTATTATATTACAGGTGCTTATATATAGATAACATAGTAAATATATAAGTTGTATTAGCCGTTTTTTTATTTCATTTTTGCATTATGATTAAGAAAGATGCAGCAAAAATACTCTACATTCAAGGCTTTACGCAAGTCGATATCGCCAAGTTTATGGGCGTCGGAAAGAACACCGTCAACAAATGGGCGATAGCAGGAAAATGGAAAGAAAAGAAGATCAATCTAAGCCTACTGAAAGATAATTCAGTACAAAGAATTATGGAAATGATTGATTATCAAACAAAAGCCATTACGAGAAAGATTGAATTATGGAAAGACGAAGATCCTTTGACCACTAAACTCATTGAGCGAGGGGATATTGATGCCCTGCAAAAACTTTTTACAACGATCAAAAAAGATTCAAAAAAATGGTCGGACTACGTTAGCGTCATCCGGGAGTTTTTTGAATTTCTGCAAGCTAATGATCTTGAGATAGCTCAAGAACTATCTGATCTCGCTGATACATTCCTTCACCAAAAAAGAGAATTGCTATGAGCACCAATGCAGAAAAAAGAGCTTACCAGGAATGGCAGGAACTTGTTATGCGTATCCAAAACGCCACAGCAGGAAACATCCCAAAAAAGGAAAGCGAGGGAGCAAAAGAAAAAAGAAAACACAAACTTTCTCAGAACTTTGTGCAATTCTGCAAATACTATTTCCCTCACTACCTTGACTCTGAATTTGGTTGGTTTCACAAGAAAGCTGCTAAAGCCATTGAGCGAGATCCCAATATCTTTCTTATAAACGAATGGGCTAGAGAGCACGCCAAATCTGTGTTTGCTAATATCTTCATTCCGCTGTATCTTCACGCTAGAGGAGAGTTGACAGGTATGGTGCTAGTCTCCGTCAATGGAGAAAAGGCTAAAGAACTACTGGCAGATGTGCAAGCAGAATTTACCGGGAATGAGACCTGGAAGCACGACTATGGAGAAATGGCGAAATACGGAGATTGGCAAGAAGGCAAATTCTCCACTGCCAACGGAATGGGCTTTTGGGCTTTCGGTCGAGGTCAATCACCCAGGGGAATCCGTAAAGCTGCCAACAGACCAAACTACGCTTCTATAGACGATATAGATGATAAGGTTTTGGTTCGCAATGAGAAGAGAGTGAGAGAAGTAGTTGATTGGATATTGGAAGATCTATACGGAGCGTTGAGTATCAAAGGTGCGAGAATGGTATTTTCAGGCAATAGAATTCACAAGAGATCTGTGTTGGCTCACATCGTAGGAGATGTAGAACCGGAAGATCCTAAGAGGCAAGGCATCACTCATATCAAAGTGTTTGCTATTGAGAATCCCAAAACTCACAAGAAGGCTGATCCTCCCAACGGTACACCGGCTTGGAAAGAAAGATACACTCTCAAGATGTTCTTGGACAAAATGTCTAAAATGGGTTATCGCGCTTCCAGACGTGAGTACTTTCACGAACATCACGAAGAGGGTTTTGTATTCAAACACGAATGGATCAAATGGGTAAAACCTCTTCCGGACAATAAGTATGATGCTATACTGATCTATACTGACCCTTCATTCAAGTCCGGGAAGGAAAATGACTACAAAGCAACCGTCACACTAGCGAAGAAAGGAAAGTATATTGATGTCCTAAAAGCTTGGGTAAGACAGACTACTGTCAAATCAATGGTCGTAAATCACTATGATCTATATGGTAGATTTGGCAATGGAGCTAGGTACTATATGGAAGCCAATATGCTTCAAGATCTACTCCTTGATGATTTTGACGAAGAGGCTGATATACAAGGCTTCTATATGCCAATCAGAGGAGATAAGAGAAAGAAGCCTGACAAATATGTCCGTATCGAAAACCTTCAGCCCCTGGTAGAAAGAGGACTTATCAGATTCAATGAGAAAGAAAGAAAAGATCCTGATATGCAAACTCTATTACAGCAGCTTCTTGGTTTTCCTTTTGCTCACGATGATGCTCCAGATGCTATAGAGGGGGGTGTTTTCAAATTACAGAAGACCGGTAGATCCGGAAGATCAAAAGCCATACAAGGCAATTTCAAACGTAAATCTAAAAGAGACTAAATGGCAAACACATTCATAGTAAGAGACGATTACCTGCATCGCATACAAGACAAACACTTGAAAATGATTGTCGAAGAAAACAACAATTTCCTTGAAGATGCAGAAGTGACAGCTCAATCAGTTATCACAGATGCATTGCACACAAGATATGACTGCGAGGTAATATTCAGCAAAACAGGAGATGACAGAGCTCGTTCTGTAGTCCGTTGGATGATCAATCTTGTATTGTATTATATCCACGAACGTATTCCGGACAAATTCGTCCCGGAAAGAGTTGTCAAAAATTACGATGATACAACTTTTATTTTATTTGAAATAGCAGACGGAAAGAAGTCCGTAGATTTACCAAGATTAAAAAACGACGATGATACACCAAAAACGAAATTTAGATGGGGAAGTGAAGTCAGAAGATCACATCACTCCTAAAAATCGCCGTGAAGGTATTAGAGTACTGTTAGAATTTTTAGCAAATACATTTTTGGACTCTTACCCCACAATTTTATTTTAAAGCTCTTAAATCGCATTATATGGCAAATATATTAAATACGTTAAAAAGTCTCTTTGTGGTCACTACTCCGGATGACGACCCCGGGCTTAAATTAAAAGCTCCCTCTCACAGCAAAAAAAGATCTCTCAAAACAAGAGTCAAAAAAAGGGTCTATAATATAGATCTCAAAATGCGTACCTGGAGACTTGCAAAAGCTCAAGCAAAAGATCCTTACAGACCGAGAAGAGAATTGCTCTATGCACTATATGAAGTCGCAATGGAAGATGATAGACTATTGACACAAGTGCGTACTGCCAGATTCACTGTACAACTGGCAGGTTTCATCATAGAGCACAATGGCAAAGAGAATGAAGATCTTCACGACCTACTGGAGAAACCTTGGTTCAATAATTATATGCAATATTGTGTGGATACAGAACTGTATGGACATAGCCTCATAGAATTTTATGTCAATACTGAAGACGGACTATTCGACTCCATTGATCTCATACCAAGAGAGCACGTCAGACCGGAGGTCAAACAAGTAGTTATCAATACTACTGACATAAATGGACTGCCTTACGACAAAGGAGCTCTATCCAAATACTTAGTAGAGATAGGACGCCCGGATGATCTTGGTTTGCTCCTACCGTTATCCAAACAGGTTATACGCAAAGATTACAGTGTCCTTGATTGGAGTAGGAGAAATGAACGCTTTGGACTACCTTTTGTCATTGCTAAGACAGCTACCAGAGACGAAAAGGAGATAGCAGAGAAAGCCCGGATGCTCGAAAACTTTGGATCAAATATGTGGGCTATCCTAGATGATGAAGATGAGATAGATCTCAAAGAACCCACTAGTCAAGGGTACGGTCACGTATCATTCAAGGACTTGATCAAATACATTGATGAGGGTATTGCGATGCTTATCAATGGACAAACTTCTACTTCAGACGAAAAGGCTTATGTAGGATCTGCTGAGGTTCACGAACGTATTCTCAATGCCTACACGCTTGCACGTATGCGCAGAATCCAATACCATATAAATGAAGTATTGTTTCCGTTCTTAATCAAAAGAGGATATCCTTTGACAGATGCTGAATTCAAATTCATTGATCTGATGGAAGAGGACGAAGAGACTACTCCAAAACAAAAACCTGAACCTGAACCTAAAAAAAAAAGCTAAGTCTTAATGACTTGATGCTTGCTTATTATGGAGACAATGTTATTGTCAATGTATTAGGTTTTGTAGATCGTACTATCGCATATCTCAAAAAGATATTTGACCGAAAGCTCAAAGCAGACGGATCAATAGATCCTGATACCTTTCATACCAATGCCAATCAATTGATCAAAGGTATAGAGGAGGGCTTCAATACCACTATGACAAACGCTTCCTTCAGAGACGGCAGAATGCAATTGATGCAACGTATGAGACGAAATACATTTACATTTATCGCATTCAAGTCTCATTCAAATATAGCTCAAGTGGTAAACGAACTCAAAGATCCAAACGGAAAACTCCGCTCATGGCCCAAATTCAAAAAAGCAGCTCTCAAGATTGACAAAGATTACAATGTCAATTGGCTCAAGACTGAATACAATACTGCAAAAGCAAGTGCTCAAATGGCTGACAAATGGCTTAAGATTGAAAAGCGCAAAGACATACTCCCCTGGCTCGAATACAAAACTCAAGAAGATGATAGAGTGAGACGCTCTCACGAGTTGCTCAATGGCACTATCAAGAAAGTGGATGATCCATTTTGGGACACATACTATCCTCCAAATGGTTGGGGATGCAGATGCTATGTTCTTCAACACGCTGAAGCTACCGAGAAAGATCCTGAAGGTTATCCGGACACCAAACAAATGCCTCCTGCTTTTCGTACCAATCCCGGAAAAACAGGAAAGGTCTGGAATGAACGACATCCTTATTTTATTGAGGCAAAAGAATCTGTAAAAAAGAAAATCGAAAATAGTATGATAAGAATCGTATCAGATGATTTCAGAATTAAAGCAAAAGAAGCTTTGGTAGGCAAATCATTTACCAATAAAAATGTAACTTTCAAGATGACTAATAAAGCTGTCAAATCTATTCTGCGCAAACCTCACAAAGATAGACTGATCAGAATGGACTTACTAGATAGCTTAGAGCATTACTTCCCTATTGCAAAATTTATAAAATCAGTCCCGGAGGAAAAAGGAAGAGCACAAATAAAGCAATGGTTATATTATGAAGTGATTATTGACGGCATTAGTTCCTTTATCAACATAGCGGAAATGGCTTCAGGACAATACAAACTACACGCCATTACAGATAGTATAAAATAAGGTAAAAAAAAATAAGGGTTACTCACTACCGCGAACCTTTACACGTTCCGCGAGGTACTCCCTTACAATGCAAAGATATACATTTTATAATTAATATGCAATATTTATTGTTTTTTTTATTATCTTTGTATCGTGATTTATCAATAAAGCCCTCCAACGCTTTATTTTATTGTCAATATGACTAACATTTTTCTTCGACAATCCGAAGATCTCCGGAACTTCCTCAACGACAAATTTCCTGTACTCGCAGGAGCTATGGCTGTACAGCATTTTGACAAGTCTTTTACAGACAAAGGATTTACAGACCGCAAACTATCCAAATGGAAACCTGTCATTGATCGCAAAACCAAGAAGCCCAAACTCAGACCACTGGTAGTGACCGGGCATATGAGAAGAGGAATAGACTACGATGTCAAAGGTTCTATCATTGAAGTGTACAATGATGTGTCTTATGCAAAGTTTCACAATGATGGTGGTAGCATAGAGGGCAGACCTCCACAACGCCAATTTATGGGCTCTTCTCAAGTACTGGAACAAAAGATTGAAGATATGATCTATGATGAAATTGACAACATATTTAACTCCTCCCGATTATGATTAGAGAAATATATATGGTACTTCAGAAAAAACTAACTGATGACATAGATGAGCTCGTCTTAGTGGATCTAGATCTTAACCAATACAATCAACAAGGAGATGATTTCGTCAGAGCCACACCCTCAGCATACATCAAGTTTCATCCTATCAATTGGGAGACTATTCCGGAACAAATCCAAAAGGCACAACTCAATTTTGATATAGTACTTATCAGCTCCACTATGTACGGAGATGACAGAGATATCACAGACAAGCTTCACATTGATCACCTCACCATAGAGAATAAGATTTATACTACATTGATGAATAGACGTTGGATGCTCTCTGATCATCCCGATTACGCAGCCCTCAAAGATACCGAATTGGATATGGTGCTTCTAGAGACTATTGTACGCAAAAGCACTTCCACGCATTCAGCCATTGATCGCATTATGCACACGGCTCAAAACTTTCGTGCCAATATATTTGACTACAGCGCAGCTCCGGTCTGGAGAAAAGTATTAGCTCAGCTCGAACTTCACGCTGAACTCGTAAGAAAACTTGATTAATTACAAAACATTCACATTATGCATCAACCACAACGATTAACAACTATCAAAAAATATCTAGCCATTCAGCGCAGATACAAAGAGCTCTACAACAAAGAAAGACTCCGTAGAGATGACGTGATGAAAAAACTTATGGAAGAATTCTTCATACAAAATGAAGTGACCATTTATAGAATCATCGCCACTACCGTAAAAGAACCGCCTGTCACCATTCAACTCAAAAACGGCAAGACAGCAACCGTACAAAAACTTATTGACTAATTACGCAAACTTATTTGCATATAACGCAAACTTATTACTAACCATATAATAAATTAATATGATGATTATATCAAATGACACACTCTTTGGATTCTTAATAGGGTTGTTTTGCCAACTAATAATTTATTACCTAGTAAGAGCACTTCCTTGCTACGAACAAACACATAAATCAAACCCTAAAAAAACACATTAAAATGACAACAATAATTTTACCCTATGCGGAGTACAACGCATACTATGGATTCTTACTTGGAATGTTCCTTGGAATGATTCTCAATCTTAGATTTAATAACATTATGGAATCAACTCCAATCCCTCTAAAATCAAGACAATCAAATGTAGGCTACCTAACTTTGAAAATCAATGGAAAGCCTCTCAAAGATGATGATGTCATTTATGGCATTCCTCCGGGACACGACAAACCTCATTATTTCAGGATATACCTCAACAGCAAATACGAATTTGAGATGATAGCCTGCACTTATGGATACGTCCACAATATACAGCCCAAAGACTTACGAGACTTCAAATTAATTGGTACTTACAAAGACAACGAACACCTATTTGTTTGTGACTAACTTATTTATCTAATATCTAAATAATATATAATGCCTAAGACCAAAATTAACATCAAGATCAAGACCTTAATTATTAAAGTCAAAGAACCTGTCAACATCGAAAAGAAAGTCAACAAGATGATTGGAGATGCAGTTAAAGATATAGAATACAGCGGCTAAAATTTAAACTCTTTACGAGAATCATTTAAGATTACTTCAGCTCTTTCATCTATACGCTTAGTAACTTCAGCCTCTGATATACCCTCAGAACTACTTACCATTTTGACTATCTCTTCTTTTAATGCTTTAGATAGAGCATAGCTTGACAAGACAAATTTCATTATTGATTTTAATTCTTTTTCCATAATTACATATTTATATTTATCAAATTATCACTCATCACTCATAACTCATAACTCATCACTCATCACTCATCACTCATCACTCATCACTCATCACTCATCACTCATAACTCATCACTCATAACTCATCACTCCTCCCCTCCAACCTAGCCCTTAACTCCCTATTCTCCTTTGCCAAGCCATTGATTGTATCCAACGACTCCTTTATTGTCTTCTGTAGATCCGCTATGTCTGTACCCCCTATCTCGGATTTATCATATTTTACTCCAGATTCAATAGGTTCTGAATACTGCAACTCCACATTTGAATAAAGAACCGATGCCTGCTCGGGTGTTAAAAGCATATTACCTTCGCCTATCAATAACCATATAGGATTTGTCTGAGGATAAAAGAGTAATATATTCCTTATTGCGTCAGAATTTACAGGTCTTTTTTTTCTATCTCCAGTAAAATTACCATATGTTATATCAATTTTTCTGAAAAATTCTTGTTTACTAATTTCCAGAGTTTCAGCGAGTAGTAAAATT